TTTTAAATCTCCGTGATGCAGTAACCGGAGCCGAAGAGGGATTTAACGCCATGTCCGAAGAAATGGGTGATAACGTTCAAGGTGCATTAAACCGGCTAAGTTCAACTATCGAAGGGGTAGTTTTACGTTTCTATGAATCAAAGGGTATTCTCCGGGATTTAATAGACCTTGTTACGCTTATGGTGGAAGGTGTAGGGGGTATGATTGACATGTTTAATAAATGGGGTGTTGTCACTTATACCGTTACCGCTTATCTGGTTTCTTACTATGGAGGACTGAAAATCACTACCATGTGGCACGCCCGTTTTAAAACGGCGACCCTTGCTTCGGTCGTTGCAGAGAAAGCGCACGCCGTACAGCTTTATATCAGCCGGGCGGCTACTCTGACTTATGCGGCAGCCCAGGCACTATTACACAAGAATACTACCAGATGTACCGCCGCCCTCCGGTTAATGAGGATCGAACTTTTGAAGAATCCTTATGCAGCCGTTACCGCCTTGATACTCTCTGCCGGCATGGCTATTTACCAGTTTACTAAAAAACTGAAAGAAGCAAGGGACGCACAGGCTAATTTTAATAAAATAGAATCGGAAGTTTCCGCAACCTTACAACAGGAAAAGGACCAGATAAAAAGTCTCACAAAAGCGATACATGACACGAATTTAAGTGTGGATGAGAGACGGGAATATATAAAGAAGTTGCAGGAGATCGTTCCGGAGTACCACGCTTCAATCAAGGACGAAGGCGGGTTATATGATGAAAACACGGAGGCCATTAAGCGATATTTAAAGGCGAGAGAAAACGAAATGAAGATGAACTCGCTAAAATCTCTTATGCAGCCTTTGTATGATGAAAAAGCTAAGCTGGAGTTCGAAAGGGACGAGCTGGAGGAAGAAATCGCCGATCTGAATAAAAGAATAAATAAAAATCCCCGGTTGAGTACGGCAAAAATAACGAAGGTTTCACGGCTTACCATTGACAAAGCGGAAGTTGAGGAAGATTTGGCAAAGGTAAATAAAAGACTGGAACCATATATTAAGAAACTGGAGGAATGGCAGCGGGAATCAGTTAAGATCACGACGGAAGGCACTAAGGCGACCGGTAATGCAGTAGAGGAAGAAACCTCCCTTATAAAGAAGCTGGAGAAAAAAAGGAAAGAGGTTCAGGAAACATGGAAGGAGGATACTAAAGAAAATCTTGCCAAGAAAAACAGGGAGATAGAACGTATTGATGAGCAGATAAAACATTTAAACGAGCTGGGGAAAGTCAAAAAGAAAGTGGAAGCCGGGGAGTATAAAAATACGGAAACGGCCGCCACATTAAAACCTCTGGAGATCGAGCACGAAAAACGTATGCTTCTAATCAAAGAGAACCGGGAGAAGGAAAATAAGACGGAAGCCCAGTATATTCTCGAAGGGACGGCGGAAAACCTTCGCTATTACCGGGAACGTCTCGATGCCCTCCAAAAGCTGGAGGCAAAAACACCGGCTAATAAAAAGAAATTACTCGATGAAATCCACAGGATCGAAACGGAAGCACAGACGGCCATTTTTACGGAAACCGGCAAGCAGGAGGACGCCCGTATAAAACTGGTACAGGAGAAACGGGGCGAACGGTTAAAGATCGAAACCGCCTATTACAACGTCCAGAAGGACACCATGGAAAAAGCGGTATTAAACCGGAGTATCACGCAGGAAGCCGCCGACGCCTATATGCTGGAAGTTGAAGCGGAGCACGCCGCAGAACTTCTGGAGATAAACCGTACTTACCAGAATGATATTGCCACTTTGGAAATTACTGGCAAACAGAAACGTATAGAAACAGCGACGGAAGCGGCCGACGCCGTGCGTGAGTCTGAAATGAAGTTATTGCGTGACCGGATGGCTATCGCGCAAATGGTGGAGTTGCTGACATCCGACAAATCCGGGACCGAAGGGATGAAAGAACGGTACGATAAGGAGGTAAAGGCAGTAAAAGCCAAATACGACGCCGCCATTGCCATAGCAAAGGCCGCCGGCCTTTCTACTGTGGAGCTGGAGAAGGCGAAACAACAGGCGATAAAACAGCTGGATTTCCAGTACCAGAATGATCTTTACCAGATACAGGCGGAAATCGGGACATCCTGGAGCCAGGAGTACGACCACGAACTGGCAATGTTGGAAAATATGCACGACCAGGGGCTGATTGACGAAAAGACATATCAGAAAAAAAGGCTGGAACTGGGAATACAACATGCTAAAAAATACTTTGACTTTTATTCCGGTCTTGCTTCTTCCGTGGTGGAAGCCATGCAGCAGGCCGAAATCGACCAGGTGGAAGCAAAATACGATGTTCTCATACAGGAAGCCGAAAACAACGGGGAAGATACCGCCGCCCTGGAAGAAGAGAAGGAAAATAAGAAACTGGAAATTCAAAAGAAGTATGCGGATGTAAACTTTGCTATCAAGTGTTCCCAGATCATAGCCGATACAGCCGTTTCGATTATGAAGGCGACCGCCGATCTCGGACCGATTGCCGGAGCCATTGCTGCGGCAATGCTTGCGGCTACCGGTGCCGCCCAGCTTGCAGCGGCCAAAGCTGAACGGGACAAGATTAAAAACATGTCTGTAAGTAATACCACCGGCAGCAAGACCGCCACGGCTGAACGTGTTGTTTCCGGTTCTTCCGGAAGCGGGTATTATGAAGGCGGTTACACCGGTCCCGGTGGCCGTTATGAAGTGGCCGGCGTAGTTCATAAGGGGGAATATGTGGTACCACAACCGGAAATGAATAATCCTAAAGTGATCGACGCCGTTAGTACTATCGAAGCGATCAGGCGGCAGCGTACCAATGCCAACCCGTTACCACAGAATCCGGGTGAATATTATGAAGGCGGTTACGTCACTTCCCCTGCAGGTGATTCTTCCTACCGGGAGTTCCTGGAAGCAGCAAAGGAGCTTCGCGCCTCCTGTGAGGCTATCAAATTGATAAAGGCCTATATCGTTTACCAGGATTTGGAGAAGGCCAAAGAAACCATAGATAACGCCCGCGACACCTTTACACGCGGAAAATAAGTAATCATTATGCTAAAGATTAAGACGAACAAAGGTTATCTGGATTTAGGGGGTGACTTTACCGTACAGATCGACGAGAAATCCCCCGTCATGAACGACCGGGGATCGCAGACCGTACCGGTCACGGTTCCATGTACCGGTAACAATGCTAAAATAACCGGTTTTGCCCACCGTCTCGACATGGGCGTAAAGCCGATGAATGAAGATCAGGCATGTACGGTACTGGACGGAGTATATAAACGTACCGGAAAGATAAATATCGTTTCCGCCGGTAAAAAAGAAGGTATTACCCTTAACATCGGCTTTGACAATTCGGAGGCCTACAGCGCCTGGAAAGCAAAGAAATTAAATGCCATTACATTACCGGTGAAGGAATATAGCAGCGTAAATTACCTTTGTGCGCATTTGCAACAAGTATTAAGAGGTTATCAGACTGATTATGCCGTCTTCCAGATTATGACCGGTAACGATTCAAAAGATAACCAGTCTTACCCCAAATACCTGAATTATATCACGCCTATATCAGAGGGAAGTAAAGTCTATAAGTTGCGTTATCAGGCAAGAACGGAAACTTTCTTAGTAAATGGAACTCCGACTGCAGTAACACTTCCGGAAGGCTACGGCGTAACGGCCTTTTTATATGTATGGCGTGTACTGGAACTTGTTTTTTCGGAATTTGGATATACCATAACCGAAAATCCTTTTAAGACGGATAAACAACTTTATAACCTGGTAATCCTGAATAATGCGGCCGACTGTTGTGTTAAAGGAAAGCTTTCTTACGCCGATTTAATGCCGGATTGTACGGTAGAGGACTTTTTAAACGCCCTTTATGTGCGTTTCGGACTGGTTTATAATGTTTCTTCCGATACGAAAACGGCCACTTTAAGACTGATCCGTGATATTGTGGATGATGTTCCGGACATTGATTTATCCCGCAGCCTGACAGACGAACCTTTAATAACTTATGAAACGGCCCGGCAAATGAAGTTGTCGGCCAAAACTTCCTTTACCGGTGCGGCCCCCTCTGTTGAACGGTTTGAAGACTACTTAAAGGATCAGGAAGTGGCCCGCCTGGCGAGAGTTGACGTTTCCCAAAGGGTGATACACCTTAATTATGAGGAAACGACGGGACGCTGGTTCAAATGGGATGAAGACAACAAGCGTCTTACTTATTCTTCATCGAGTTTCTTTTCCTGGGACCGGAAAAGCGACAGTATTGAAGATAACGAATTAACCAGCGATGATGAATGCGTTCCAATGGATTTTGCCCCGAATGATATTCTTTCCCCTCAATATCTGGCCGATTACGTACACCGTTACACATATCTTAAAACATCCTCCAATAATGATGATGAAGATTCGGAGAAAGTGGAAACACCGTTATCTTTCGTGTTTGCGTTTACATCCTCACAGAATAGTAAATATCCTTTCGGTTCTGTGTTGCCTTATACTTCCGAGGGTGAGGAGGTCATCCTCAAAGACGGAAGTAAACATACGATATCGCTTTTATTTCAATATAAGAACGGCCTGTTTATAAACTTCTGGAAAAAATACGATGCCATAATAAGACACTCTTTCAACCAGGTAGAAGCAAATACCCTGTTACCGGTCCACCAGCTTATGAGCATGGATATATTGACACCTGTAGCCCTGCGGGGACAGTATCTGCTTTTTGACGGACTTTCTTATTCGCTTCCGGCAAATAAGATTGTACCTGTCGATCTGACATTAAGAACACTCCGGTTAATAGCTCCCTATAATCTTGACGAGGAACATTTTATTAAAGATTTCGGTAGTACTTTATATGTCTGGAAACTGGTTCGTAATACTCAGGCGGAAGTGCAGGAAAATAAAAAGCAGGAGGTATTGAACTACTTGAAAGGTTTAGGCTTTACTATTGAGAATGAACGCTATTGGACCATAACGGACGGTTTTATAAATCCCGGTACGGATGATTATATAATAGAAAATCCGCCCACCTCTGAAAATGATACGCTGACGCGGGATTACCAGTTCCAGTTAAGAGTGAATATAAATTATA